GTCATGAACTGTGGATACGGTGCATGAACAAAGATAAACAGGCTTGGGATATGATGAAGAAGTATAATATCCAAGATGTTGTATTGTTGGAAAAGGTCTATGAAAAGATGTTATCTTGGATTAGAAACCATCCAAACCACAATGGGTTCACAGAAGGTGTTGTATGTCCTAACTGTGGTAGTAGCAGTTTACAGAAAAGAGGTTTTGCTTGCAATACAAATACCGTTTATCAGAGGCTTCGTTGCAACTCTTGCGGAAAATGGTCGAGGAGCAACAAAAAGATTCCACAGATGAAAAAGTTACAATCCGCCATCAGCATTTAGGGAGAATTATGGATATTGATAGAATAGCAGAGGTTATGACAGGTAAGATTATAGAGGAAGTTGCCATTACTTATGGTGAAGACACTATGACTATCTTCTTGTCTGACGGCTCGTCTATCGAAATAGTAATAGATTCTATCTATGCAGACATTCCAGAGTTAGATGATTAAAAACAAGCGTGATATAACACTGCCAGACGGCTCACAAACAGATAATTACAGCAAAGAATACCAAAGATACTGTGAAGCATTAAACCTCTCTAAAAAGCCTCTATGGAAACGGCAGGAGTGGTTAAATAAGCTAACAGATGAAGAGAGGGTAGAACAGTTAAAATACTGGTTAAATTTAATCTGGAAGAGATAAATTCTTATAAAAGAATTTTATTAAGTTTTGCAAACCTTTTAAACCCTTTGCTACTAATTCTGGTTGTCCTTTATTCAATTTATATATTGTGTTTATTATTGTTTCAGCTTTAGTAGAATATCCATTAACAATAATGACAAAGCAATTAGGATTATTAGATAAGGCTTGTAATAATATCTTTTGCCCATAAGGTATTTTTTCATTAGGTCTTTTCCATTCTGCAAACAAAAATTTACCTTTTCTTTCACAGCACATATCAATATTACATCCTAACCATTTAGGATTATCAGGAACAATCCCCTCCATAAAACCAAAGTCTATATGTTCAGCATCAGGATTTCTCATCATGCTCCTACCCTCCTACCTACAATGGTCAGTAGATTATCTATAGCTATTTGTAGTTTGTATTCATACAACTGTGGCTTTTTAGTATTAAGATAACGAGCATAAATGGCTTCTTTTTGGTCTTTAGGGAGACTATGAATCACAGCATCAACTGTTCTTACATTGGTATCTTCTACATCTTCATACATCTCATCAAACGCATCATAACTAGATTCACCTCCACTAGACATTCCTAGAGACTTACTAGGATAACCTAGCTTATGATTGTCAGAGTTCATGTATCGTTTCCACTTATCCAACAACTCTAATAATCTATCCATCTCCATCACTCACCCCAGTACACACTATTATAATAAGAATTACCATAAGAAATATTGTATTTAGAGCTCATTCCGCTTTTAGAAGTTCCTTCATCTACCATTCTTTTCTTTGAGCTTTTTATAGTAAATGATTGCTCAACCTTGTCTACAGGATACATGACTTTAGCTAATAAACAGTCATCACGAGACTTAAATAAGTAATGACCATTTCTTCTTAATTTTGTATTGGTGATTAAGTTATTCTCTCTCATAACCTTTATCAGATTAAGCATAGGCTGACCATTTATTTCAAACATTTCAGACAACTCATTGATGGTCATTGCTTTTACATCAAGCACATCCAGTATCATATTAATGGCTTGATTTCTTTTATACTCTTTGCCTTTTAATGTGTATCTGTAATCAGCAAAGTCATATCTTGATTTTACGACAAGTCTTCTATCTTCACTTCCCATTTTCTACCCTCCTTATAAAATCCCCATAACTCAATGCGTATTCCAGCTTCACGCACTTTCCCTACATTCTCATGCTCTGCAATCTTTTTTCGTCTACTAGACATATTAGCTTTAGAGGTGACCTGTATCGCTAATACCTCATCTCTTCTAATAGCCAAGAAGTCTATAAAGCCCCATAAGTCATTCTTCTGGCGACTAAATGTATTATACTTCTCTACATTCTCAACAAGATAACCTAAATCAGTCAGTCTTTTTCTTGTCGGTATGTTTAGGTTTGCTGGTTTCTTTCTTTCCAAATATCTTGTCCCAATTATCCTCAAACTGTTTACGATTGGGGATTGGTCTAGCACTACTACCTTTGCCCATATAAACTCCTTACCAATACATTATTAAACGGTCTTTATCTCTAATGATATGACCCTGCAAAGTTATCCTATACTCATTTGGCTTATACTCTTTTAAGTTTGCTATGTTATGCAAAAAGTCACCAGTATGAAATATAAAATCACCTACATTATATTCTAGATATTTATTTTCTTCACCATCTTTGTATTCTAACCCAGCTCCACTGGAAGGTATCTCAACAACATAAGTAAAGCTATGTGGGTCTTGTTCACCTATCCCTAAAGTTTTGTGAGGATAGTCTGTATGCCAATTACTAGGAAAGTTTAAAAACACTGGGTCTGACTCAAGGATATGAAAAGATGGAACGGCATAATCATGATATAAATATACTGGCTCACCAAAATATTCTTCCATGTATTCTTGTATAGACATATAAACATTTCCAAAGTTAGAAATTAATCTTTGATTTATGTGTTTCAAGTGTTTGTAATAATCTTCTGTTTTACCATCAAGATAAGCATTACGCCCTAATGTATAAAATGGCACATTAAATCTTTTAATCCAGAATCTTTCTAGCTTTAATACATTAAAAATAATTTCATCCACATCAAAATGTAATTTATCTACTCTTAACATGGACTTCCTTTTTTATAAACCCTTTAGGCATATAAATATAGTCTTCATGCAGACAGCTTGTATACTCTGCATCTTTATAAAATTCTTGGACATATTGATTGGCTACGGCACAAGAAATAAAGTGCCCAATGTATTCAGGACTGTCCATTGTCATATATACGATTAAACAATATTCAAACATAAAAAAAAGAGAAGCATCCTAGCCGTTTGGAGAGTAAACGCATTGTAGGCAATGCGATTTGGAGGCAGCTAAAATACTTCTCATTTATATTATCCTTATTCTAATCTATTGACTGCTCTGTGTCTAGGATTATTTTGTTATCAGGATACATTTTATAGTATTTTCCCCTAATCTCATGCTCTACTTCAACTCTAATGCTTCCATCCTCCTCTTTAAAAAACTGAACAGTGAACCATTCACCCTCTATCGCTATTCTTCTTGTTATCATTCTTACATATCCCATGTGCTGACAAGTCTCTTCCACACCACCATTGTTTTTTGTCATATGTGTTTGCAGGCTGTTTACATTTGTGGCATACCTGCCCTCCCAATTTAATTTTCGTCATGCAGTGGGTCTTCTATCCACTCATCAGGCATTAATTTAGGAGAAGATAGTTTAGCAAGTTGTTCGGTATAGATTTGTTTCTCTTTTTCTAAATACCATGCTTGTTTATCACACTCTTCTATTCTATTTTTAAGTTTTTCTATTTCAGATAGATTCACAGATTGCTTATGCCCTCGCCTATCTAAATACTTCCTATTGTTACCTTTGCAATAGCCAATTAACTCTTCTGTTGTTGACTTTGCTTTAATGACATCAAATGTTTCTATCCCTCCAATTTTATAGTGGTCAGGATTAATTGCATCACTCACTTCACTACCTCCTTGTCTACAATAATTAAATCTTCAAATAACTCACATTGAGTACCCTCAACCTTAACATAAATATCGTCAATTTCCAATGCTTTTAATAACTTACCTTTATAACAAATAAATTCAGGTCTAGGCTGTTCTTTAATTAAATCATAATGTATATATATCCCTAATATAAGAAATAACATTATGAAAAGAACAATATATTTAAGTATTTTCTTTAGCATAAAATAATTCTCCATTGTTATACTCTATTTATATAGAGAGTATAATTACACCATGTAATCAATGATTACAAATTCATTAGAAAGGGGCAACATTATGTGGACAAAACCATCAGCAACAGAAATGCGTTTCGGCTTTGAAGTTACAATGTATGTTTGCAACAAGTAATTCATACTAAATAGGGGGAGTTACATCCCCCTAAATAATATCTTATATTTAGAATCTGCTCTTTTTATCCAGTCTGCACACAGCCTAACCGTCACAAATCCTTTTTTACCCCTAATTCCACCTACTTTTACTGCGTGTTTAGGTAGATACCTCAAATTAGCAACAGGTATCGCCCTAGAAACCCAATTAGAATGGGATGTCATCTGTCATCTCTGATACAGATTCAACATTGCGTTTTGGTGCTTGTTTCTGACCATCTGTATTAGGTTTAAACAATGATGCAACAATAGAGTTACCTTTGCTTTCATCATATGGAAATCCTGCTAGGTTTGCACTTCTGTCAATCAATGCAAAAGAATTACCATCATCTGTTTCCATGATAACACCAATATTAGTGTATCTGTTCTTCTTGTTACCTTCTACATCGGTATAGCTACCGTTTACTACTGATATATCATACAACTTTTTAGCCATTATTGTTCTCCTTAATAAATTTAATGGTGTCCTCAACCTCCGTTAAGAACTTTATTACTTCTTCTTCAAGTAATTTAATTTGCTCATCATCTCTCTCTAATCTAATGACAACCATCTTTAGATTTTCAGGAAATGACGGACAATACGATACATAATCTACCCACTTTCTATTCGGCATACAAGCTAACTGCCAAAGCATTTGTAATTTATAGTTACTAGGTATCTTATTTGTAATCAATGTTTCTGTGTGGTTCTGTGGCTGTCTGCATTTTATTTCAATCATACCATCATCACCAACCAACCCATCTGGACTAGCCCCTGCCATGTCTATCGTAGGGTGGTCTACAAAGCCAATCTCTTCTACATCTGCATACTTAAATACATAAAAGTCTCTAGCTTCGTCTTCTGTGTCTATTCCATGTTGCATAGCTTGGTTAATATATATCTCTGTTCTTTTACCTGTTAATCGTTCTGTGACTAATTGGTGTCTATAGTTTCTACGATATGCTGATTCACCTGATTTAGTCATTGCCATTACATTAGATAAATTAGATGCCGTAACCTTACCTAATCTAGCCTGAAACCATTCTTCACTCCGTTGTTCCATCTTTACTCTCCTTATTGTTATTTCTTATCTCCTCCAAGAATGGCTGACATTTCTTTCTAGCCTCATTATCCATCTTATTGTAGACGGCTCTAGCCCCATCAATGCCTTGAGTTTCATACACATTCTTAATTAAATCTAATGGGTCTAAATCTGCTAAATCTTCACCCTGAAAGATATATAACCCTATTCCATGTAGGGCTATTGCTTTTGCCAAACATCTTTGCATAGCCGTATTAACTTGCATCGCATCAGGATTTTTGATGGCTTGATTTTTATAATTCATCACAGGTAACTGCATAGTCATACTTTTACCAAACGCATGGACTGTGCATGTCACCATCATACTGTCATTAAAGATTTGTGGTTGATGATACTCCCATGTTGCCATAGGGTCATGTTGTAATAAGATGTCTACGGCATGTGCCCAAGCCAAGTAGTTAAACTGACCTTTCTTTTCTATGTATTTGGAAACATCTAATACTCTTAATTCTTGAAACTTACTTTTATCTGCCATCATTACTCTCCTGTTGTTGTTGCTCATCGGTCATCATCTGCTGTCTGTCATCCATACGCTGACCTAGTTCTTG